TTGATGACGTTGACAGTTTTTGCAGTAGCAACAAGCCAGACATCCTTATTATTGATCAGTTAGATAAGGTAGGAGTATCTGGTAACTTTACAAGAACAGACGAAAAACTTAGAGCTGTGTATACAGGAGCAAGAGAGATAGCTAAGAGGCATGACTGTTGCGTTATTGCAATCTCTCAGGCATCGGCAGATGCACATGGTAAGACTAGAATATCTTTTGATATGATGGAGAACTCAAAGACAGGTAAAGCCGCAGAGGCAGACTTAATTATAGGCATTGGTAAGCATGGCACACTAGACTCACTTGATACTACTCGAGTTATGTGTATAAGTAAGAATAAGATATCAGGATATCACGGAGAGATAACTTGTAATATCGAACCACAACTTTCAAGGTACAGAGTATGAAGTTAACAGTAATTTCATTGGGTGCAGGTGTGCAGTCCAGCACTATGGCACTAATGGCTAACGAGGGATTGATAACCCCAATGCCAACATGTGCTATTTTTGCAGACACACAAAACGAACCTAAATATATATATGATTATCTAGATTATTTAAAGGGCATATTAAATTATCCTGTCTATACTGTAAGTAAGGGAGATATAAAAGCAGATATGCTAAAGCCTACAACTGGAGGTTACACATTTCCAACTGCACCTTTCTTTACTCTTAAAGGAAAAAAGAAAGGTATGGTCATGAGGCAGTGCACAAATTCGTATAAGATACAGCCAATAAGAAAAAAAATAAGAGACCTTCTTGGATTAAAAAGATATCAGCATGTAAAGAAAGATATGTTTGTTGAGCAATGGATAGGTATATCTAAAGATGAGATCATGAGAAAAAAAGACGCAAGAGATAAATTTATAACTAACAGGTGGCCTTTACTTGAGGAAAATATGAATAGACAAGACTGTATAGATTGGATGAAAGAGCATGGGTATAGAATGCCTGAAAAGAGTGCATGTAATATGTGCCCCTTTCATGATGACAGGTACTGGGCAAACCTTAAAAAAAATCATCCAGATGAATTTGCAGATGCTGTCGATACTGATATAAAAATAAGATCTTTAGGTAGAGACCCAGAGGCTAAGATGTTTATACACAGAAGCTGCACACCATTGTCTGAAGTTGTATTTGATACAGAAGAAGAACAGCCAGACCTATTCGATAATGTTTGCGAGGGCATGTGCGGAGTTTAGTAGAAAGTTTCATAGATGTTGGTAGTGGTTTTATATTAGCAACTGTATTGCAGTTACTAGTGTTCCCTTTTTTTGGCCTATATCCTAGTTTGACTGATAGTGCAGGAATTGCTATAATATTTACATGCATATCTATATTAAGATCTTGGATGTGGAGATTATTTTTTAGGAGAATAGAATGATTAATTTACAAGTAACAAAAAGAACAGACGAAAGATTAAAGCAATTGATGAATGTTCATTATTCAAAACCAAAAGGTTTTGTTGGGCGTAATATATGTTATGCCATAATGCATGACCATAACTATTATGGGCACATCATTGGTGGGTCATGTACTTTAAATTTACCTGGAAGAGACAAATTTTTTAGTATAGAAAAAAAAGATTACAACAGAATTGTTAATAATATTTTTTATCATATCAGAAAAGTTAATGGGGCATACCCAATGAGAAATTTTACAACAAAGGTATTACAAACTTGGAGAGATAAAATAAGTGAAGACTGGAAACTAAAGTATACTAATTCTGTCATAGGATTTGAGTCATTGATAGAGCCACCAAGAACTGCCGATCTATATAAAAAAGATAAATGGACATATCTAGGTAGAACAAAGGGATACACATGTAAGAGAGTATCAGGAAAAGAAACAGGAAAATATTCTGGCAAAAGAATATGGGACTACACTAATTTAAGACCAAAGTTAGTTTATGCGAGGAAAGTATGATTACAGTATTAGATGTAGAGACCAGCTTTCAAATCGTGGATGGTAAAGTAGATCCACTACCATTTAATCCTAACAATTGCTTAGTTAGTATTGGAGTTAATGATGAGTATTATTTTTTTAATCACAATCACGAGAGCTTTGATATACAATCAAATCACAAGGCAGTTCAAGATATACTAGATAAGACTACACTACTTGTTGGCCACAACATTAAGTTTGATTTAGTGTGGCTACTGGAGTCAGGATTTAAATACACTGGCAGATTGTACGACACCATGATAGGTGAGTATATATTACTTCGTGGATTAAGAAAGCCACTATCATTAAAAGATATATGTAAACGCAGAAGTATATCTCAGAAGTCAGATGCAGTAGATGACTATATGAAACGCAAGATATCATTTGAAGATATACCTGTGAGTATTATTGAAGAGTATGGTAGGCAGGATGTTGTATCTACACGAGCTTTGTTTGATTCTCAGATTACAGACTTTAAGAAAGAAGGTAATAGACCTTTACTCAAATCTGTTAAAATGATGAACGAATTTCTGCCAGTGCTTGCAAATATGGAAATAAATGGCATAAACATTGACCTAAATGCACTCAATAGTGTGGAACAGGAGTTTAAAGAAGAGTTTGGTAGGCTGGCACAAGAGATAAAGAAAATTATTTATGAAAAGATGGGGGATACTCCTATCAATCCTGCTAGTACGGAGCAATTATCTTGGCTGATCTACTCCAGAAAAGTAACAGACAAAAAAAAGTGGGTAGATACTTTTAATATAGGTATAGATAAGTTTACTAAGAAGAAGAAACGCAGACCCACACTATCAAAGTCCAAGTTTAGAGATTTAGTTACAGCCAATACAGAGGTTATTAAGAGAACACAAGCCATACAATGTAGGCATTGTGAGGGTAAAGGCTTGATTCAAAAGTATAAAGTAAACGGAGACCCATATAAGAACCTATCTAAATGCCCTGAATGTGGTGGAGAAGGTGTTGTTTACTTAGAACTAAATAGAACTGCAGGTTTTAATCAGATGCCTGTTGGTGTATCGGAGGTAGCAGAAGGTGGATTTAAAACAGACAGAGACACACTGAGAAAATTATCTATGCGTGCCAAAGGAGATATGAAAGAGTTTGTTGATTTAATTATTAGATACAATGCGATAGACACCTACTTAAATACATTTGTAAATGGTATAAGAGATCATGTGAATGAAGATAGTATACTGCATCCTAAGTTTATGCAGTGTGTTACAGCTACAGCTAGATTATCAAGTCGTGATCCTAACTTCCAGAATCAACCAAGAGGAACTACATTTCCTATTCGTAAGGTTATTACATCTAGATTTGAGGGAGGTAAGATTATGGAGATAGACTTCTCACAACTAGAATTTAGGACTGCTGTATTTTTAGCACAGGATAAGCAAGGTATGAAAGACATAGACGATGGCGTGGATGTGCATCAGTTTACTGCGGACACTATCGGAGTATCTAGACAAGATGCAAAGGCACACACATTCAAGCCTTTGTATGGTGGTATGTCAGGTAGTGACGATGAGAAGAGATACTACAAAGCTTTCTTAGAAAAGTATAAAGATATAGCTAAGTGGCATGAGACTTTACAGAGTGACGCAATACAGTTTAAGAAAGTTAAACTACCATCTGGTCGTGAGTACTCATTTCCATATGCACAGAGGCAGGCATGGGGTGGCTCTAGCTACTCTACACAAATAAAAAACTATCCAGTCCAGGGCTTTGCTACTGCAGACATAGTGCCTATCGCTTGTATCAATGCATATAAGATGATGAAAGACAAAGACGTAAAAAGTTTACTTATTAATACTGTACATGATTCTATAGTCGTTGACGCACACCCAGATGAGGCAGAGACAATGACAAAAATCTTAGACAGAGCAACTAAGGATGTTATTGATTCGTTATATGAATTTTATGACGTAGAATTTAATGTTCCTTTAGAGACAGAGTTAAAAGCTGGAGCCAATTGGTTAGAAATGCAGGAAATACCTATAAAAATAAATAAAGTTATTTTATAAATTTATCTTGACAATTAATAGAAAACGTGATAAGGAGTAGTATATGTCAAAAATCTTAAAAGCATTAGTAAATCGTTACAATGCACAAATTTCAGAAGCTGAAGCAACTATTGAAATTTATTTAAAACAATCTGTTGGTATAGGAGAGCATCCCCAGCATATAGATGAGGTAGATAAGTTAGTACAAAAGATAGCTACTGCTGAAGAAAATCTTGTAATTATAGCAAAGATAAGAGATATTTAATTAACAATCAAGGAGGTCATATGACTAACAATGAAATAACAAACATAGATAATTTATCTAATGAGCAGATAATGTCTATGATAGGACAAGAGAAGTCGTCCACTGGTAACTTCTTACCGAAGTTATCTATAAATAGATTTCCAGAAAATGATGATGGTGCGGAAGTTCCTGTAGGTTCTTATGCAGTGTATGTTCCAGAACTAGATGGCGTAGCCTATGGTAAGCCTGTTACATTCAGACCATTTATAAATGCGTATCAGTACATGAAGTATGACGCAGAGAAAAATGAATATAGTAATCGTAGTATTATATTTAAATCCTGGAAAGACGAAGCCATAGACGCTAAAGGTGGTGTTCGCTGTGGTAAAATACCAGCAAAAGAACTTGCTAATCTTTCAGAAGAAGAAAGATCTAGACAAAAAGCAATCAAATGTTACCGATTAATTTATGGTATGGTATCTTTTGAAGGAGTGCTTGCAGGTGGGAATGAGGCACAAGTAGTTAATCTTCCTGTTCTTTGGAAAGTCACAGGCAGTAACTTTAAACCTGTTGGTGAAGCAATAGAAAGTCTTAGACGCAGAGGTAAGGTTATGTTTAACCATACACTTACACTAAAGACTAAAAAGAAAAAAGCTGGTAGTAATGTATTCTATGTTTCAGATATAACTGTGGACACAGACGAGGTATCTTTCACAGATGCAGAGAAAGAAACTCTTCTTAACTTCCAAGAAGTTATTAACACAGAGAATGAAGAGATAGTAGAGCTTTGGAGACAGGCTAAAAAAGCAGAGCCAGTCACAGTAAAAGCCAGTGAGGCAAAGACTGTTGACGCAGACTTTGATGACGATCCTATCGAAGTCCTGTCTTCGTGAGTCAAGACATCCTAGAAAAAGTTAGGGTGTTTTTAGAGGCTGCATCGAAAGATGCGGTAGAGGTATCCGATGATTTGATCACTCAGTTTGGTGACGCTTGCATGGAATCGTTCCGCAAGCAATTCACTGACCAAAGAAAAAAAGAGTTTGGTCTTAGAGCATCAAACATCGGACGGCCTTTATGCCAACTACAGATGGAAAAGAAAGGTATTAAAGGAGAGTCACAACCTTACAATGCCAAGATGAGAAATCTTTTTGGTGACTTAATAGAACAAGCAGCAATGATTATTATGAAAGCGGCAGGCGTAACTATAGAATCAGAGCAGACAAAGACAGAGTATAAACTAGATGGAG